ATGCTGGTTGCCGATCCCCATTCGCCCGATTTCAACACTTACGCCAGCGTCGTTGACCTGCGCGCGTTCGCGGCAGGGCGCGGATATACCGTTCCTGCCGATGACGACGAGTGCAGCATGTTGTTGATGCAGGCAATGGACTATCTGGAAGGGAAGGCATGGCGCGGACAGAGAGCCAGCACATTGCAGCCCCTGTGCTGGCCCCGTTCTGGTGTGCGTTTCGATGGCATTGACCTGCCAGATGACACCATCCCGCAACGCCTCGTTGACGCGCAGTGTCGCCTGGCCGTCGAATCACAGGAGATTGACCTCACGCCATCGGTCGCTGGTGGCGGGGCTGTGACGATGGAGCGCGTCGAGGGTGCGGTGACAGTGCAGTACGAACCGGGCACGAATAAGGCCGCGCCGTCATTCCCCTGGTTCTATTCCTCGCTGCGCGGGCTGGTGGTGGGCGGTAATCAAATCCGTATCGAAAGGGGGTGATATGTCTGATCTGAAAGTGGTTACTTTCTCCGGCAAAGCGCAACTAGGGCATGACAGCCAGGAGGTGATAAGACTGCTCGAAGAGGCGCTACAAATGGCGCGCGACGGCAACTGTCATAGCCTGGCGATTATCATGCTTAGCAATGACGGAGGTGCGATTGATTGCTGGCATAGCGGGGGCAGGCCATATGTCATGGTCGGCGCTATCGAAGCACTGAAAGCTGACTTCATCCGTACCAACATAGAGGCGCGCTGATATGCCAATCGACTACCGCCGCATGCGCGCGACAGCAACCCGGTTACTCACCGAGAACGGGAAGTCTTACCCGCTGACCCGCGGTGGTGGAACCACCCGCGACCAGTACGGGAAGGAAGTCACCACGCCCGCAGTTATAGCCACTGTCACTGGCGTCATCACTGAATACTCCTCCCGCGAAATTGATGGCTCCCTGATCGCCACTGGTGATAAGAAGCTGGCGGCCACGTTCGAAACGGAAGTGCGCATTGATGACCGCATCGAAATCGAAGGCAAAAAGTGGCGCGTGGTGCAGCCGAACCCGGTTAAGCCTGCTGATGTGCTGATCTCCTACAACATCCAGTTGAGGGCGTAACTATGGCCGGATCTGTTAATCAACCGTTCCTGGCTGCCATTCAGTTGTTCGTGGATAGTTCAAAGCAGGAGATGGACGAAGTGGTCCGCCGGACGGGTATTAAAATCCTCGGACGCCTGGTCGAAATGTCCCCGGTAGGCCAGCCTGATATCTGGCAGGTCAACCAGACTGCGACAGCCTATAACACTGCGGTGCGGGAGCATAACGCGACCCTGCGTGATGACCCGGCCAACCTGACCAAATCAGGACGTCTTAAGCGTGGCCTGCGAGTTAACAACTCGATGGACATCAAAAAGCCTGATGGCTATGTCGGCGGGCGCTTCAAGAACAACTGGTATGTGGGTTTTGATAGCCAGCCGACCCAGTCCAATGATACGCCGGACGCCTCAGGTCAGGGCTCAAACTCACGCGGCCTGGCGGTGCTCGAGGTATTCCGGGTAGGGCAGGTCAGCTCGATTTACTTCACCAATAACCTGCCGTATGCACAGGCGCTGGAGAACGGGCACTCCGGTCAGGCCCCTGGCGGCATGGTGGGCATCACTGCGCTGGATGCCGCGCAGCTGTTCCGTGAGGCAATGAGTGAGGTGCGCAATGGCCAGTGACCAGTCAATACGGATCGCTGACCTGCTGGAAGGTCGTATAGCGGTTATCTGCTCCTCGCTCGGGCTGCCTGTGGCATGGCCGAACATCGCGCTTACTCCCCCGGATAATGCGCCTTATGGGCGCGTTTATGTCTTGCCTGCACAAACCGTGGGGCAGGATCTTGAAGGCCAGTTGCGTACGTACCAAGGCATTCTCCAGCTCAACATCATTGCCCCTGCTGGAAGTGGCGTGACTCAGGCCAGGCGGCTGGCAAAATCGGTCGCTGACGCCTTCCCCGAAGGTTTGCCGCTAGTGGATGGTGATCTGACTGTGTACATCAACGGGCCGCCGCAGGTGCGCACGCCGATACAGGATCGCCCGACATCTGCACCAAACGGCAGTAGCGGCTCCATCACCTACACTACCCCTGTCAGCATGCAGTACCGCGCTGATTACTGACCCGCCACCCGGCGGGTTTTTTATTTCCTCAATTCAGGAGAATGCAATGGCATTCGCAATCCCTAACGGGTCACGTGTGAACGTGGCCAAGGCCTATCTTGCGCCGATTGTCTTCACTGCAGCCTCCAACGCGACGGAATGCGAACTGACCGTTGCCTCGGCTGCCGGGATCCTCGCGGGCGACGTGGTCCAGGTAAGCTCTGGCTGGCTCAAGCTCGATAATATGGTGCTGCGCGTTAAATCGGTGACCGGCACCAAAATTGTGCTGGAAGCCTTCGATACCACCGACACCAAGAAATTCCCGGCGGGCACCGGCGCGGGTACTCTGCGAAAAGTCGATTCGTGGATCACCATGCCGCAGGTCATGACGCTGTCCACTGAGGGTGGTGACCAGCAGACCATCAGCGTGCAGTTCCTGGAAGATGATAAGGCCCGTACCATCCCGACGTTCAAAAATGCCGTGGTTCAGGTCTACACCTTCGCGCATGACCCGCAACTGGCGATCTACAAACGCCTGATTGACCTGGACGACTCCAGCGACACCACGGCGGTTTGGTTCCATAACCCGCGTGGCAAAGCGGATCGTTATTACTCCGCCAGAGTCTCATTCCAGCGTGTGCCGCGTACAGAAATCAACTCCGTGGAAAGCAATGAAACGCGTATGAACTTCGAGTCGGATATGCAGATTTACCCGATCGCTGATTCCTCTGCTATGCCGCTGGCATTCCTGACTAACCTGCCGGGCACCAAGTCTGCAGCTGTTGGCTCAGCGCTGGACCTGGCTGTAGTTATGCAGGGCGGCTCAGCGCCTTACACCTACGTGTGGAAGAAAGGCGGCACGGCAATCCCAGGCAAAACCGCTTCGACGTTCAACATCCCATCTGTCGCATCCGGTGATGCCGGTTCATACACCTGCGACGTTACAGACGCCGCTGGCAAAACCCTTTCCTCTGCTGCGTGCACCGTCACCGTCAGTTAACCTCCAGGCCCGGTTCGCCGGGCCATTCTGAGATGAATCAATGACCCAATTTTCCCTGATCCCGAACCCAACGTTTCCCGCTACCGCCAGTATCCCGCAAGCCGGTAAAGAGGACGGCAAACTGACCTTCACCTTCCGCCATAAAACGCTTGAAGAGCTGCGCGCTCTGGACGAGCAACTGCAAAAAAAGGCCGATGGCAAAAAAGCCCCTATCGCGCCGCAGGCTGACTATCTGATGGAAATCGTCGAAGGCTGGGCGCTGCCGGACGAGTTCACCCGCGATAACGTGATTGTCCTCCTGCAGAACTATCCGCGAGCGTTCGACAGAATCGGTCTGGCCTACACCAAAGAGCTGATGGGCATTCGCGAAAAAAACTGAGGCAGGTCGCCGCAGCGATGTATACACCGGGACCGACGCTCGCGGAGTTAGCCGCTTTTGGTTTAACGCCTGAGGACGTGGAGGAAGAGGTGGGGATCCTGCCATCCATATGGGAAGCCTTTACCGTCTTCTCCACGCTGGCGACCCAATGGCGCGTCGGCGCGAGCGGTGCGACCGGTCTTGATTACAACGTTCTCCCCTGGGTGTTTGAGTTGCACGGGGTTGAGGATGCGGCGGCCTGCATGGCTGATATTCGAATCATGGAAAGCGAGGCTCTCAAAGTGATGCATAAGGAGACGACCTGATGAGTGACCAAATCGCCTCGATCACATTGCGTGCTGACGTTTCCGATCTGAAAACGGCCAGCAATGAACTGGATAAACTCGGTGAAGCCGCGGCGGGCGCCGTAGGTAAAGCCGATGACCTTAACAGCGTATTCCGCGCTGGCGCTGAGTCTGCGAAGCAGGGTAGTGAAGGTCTCAAAGAGCAGCAGACCGCGCTTAAAGGCCTGCTTGAGAATATCGACCCGGTCACCAAGGCTCTGAACCGCCTGGACGAACAGCAGGCTGCGTTGCGTAACTTCCAGACCAAGGGCTTTCTGGATACCGATACATTCCAGGCCTATAACAAGATTCTGGATGACACCCGCCTGAAGCTGACCGATACCGGCGAGGCAGCAGCGCGGGCCCAGGCCGAACTGGCTGCCACTCAGGCTGCTGAGAAGCAATCTGCCGCACTGAAGAACCTGCTGGGCTCCATCGACCCGACGATCCGCGCGTTCAACTCGCTGGATGAGCAGCACGCGCAGCTGGTGGCGCACTTCGAGTCAGGGCGCATCAACAGCGCGCAATTCGAGCACTTCAACACCATCCTCAACCAGACGCGTGAGCGCCTATCTGGCGTGGCTGACGTGCTACCTGAGGCGTTATCTCGGCAGGAGTTAGCCGCTCGGCGCGCCGGTATCTCCGTGGGCCAGTACAGCGCGGCCATGCGCACGCTGCCGGCTCAGTTCACCGACATAGCCACGCAGCTTGCTGGTGGGCAGTCTCCGTTCCTGATCCTGCTGCAGCAGGGCGGGCAGATTAAAGACCAGTTTGGCGGGGTTAAAGGTGCCTTAACTGGTGTTGGTGATTACCTGCGAACAATGGGTAGTTTCGTTACCCCACTAACTGTTGGGATAGCTTCGCTTGTTGTGGGCTTGGGGGCAATGGCGACCGCGTGGTACCAGGGCAGCCAGGAGGCGAGTGAGTTTAATCGCCAGTTGCTGCTGACCGGAAACTACACCGGAAAAACATCCGCCGATCTTGCCAATATGGCCCAACGCATTGGTGGAAGCGCGGGTAAGATTTCTGCTGCTGCGCAGGCCATTGCCGCCGCGCTGGGCACTGGTGCGTTTAAGGGTAATGCCCTTGAATCGGTTGCAGCCTCAGCCGTGGCAATGCAGCGCGCTAGCGGGCAGGCTATCGATAAAACTATCGCTGATTTCAAACGACTTGCTGATGACCCAGTCAAAGCTTCAATCGCCCTGAATGAGCAATATCACTATCTGAACGCAACCATTTACGATCAGATTGTTGCCCTGCAAAAGCAGGGGGATGCGACCGGCGCGGCGAAACTGGCTATCGATACCTACGCCAGCACCATGAAGAGTCGCGCGACCCAGATTAAGGAAAATTTGGGGGATATTGAGCGATTGTGGAAAGCGATTAAGGACTCTGCTGCATCAGCCTGGGATCAGATGCTCAACGTGGGGAGGCAGGTCAAACCAGAGGACACCCTGAAGGGGCTTAGAGAGCGGCTGAAGGCGCAGCAGGAAACGCTCGCCACTCTCCAGAGGAGTGCTGTAGCAAGCCCTGATTATGGGTTCGGGCGGCAAAGCAGCAACTTTCAGGATGCTGCCATTGCGCAACGTCGTAAGGATCAGGATGCGCTGGTTGCTTCAACTAAATCGCAAATCAGTGCATTAGAGAAAACCCTATCATTGCAGGCTCAGGCGGCTGAGCAGAAAGCCAAGGAGGCGGATGCAAATCAACGCGATTTGGAGGCATCGCAGCGCCGAAATAACAACCTTGAGCAGTTCGAATCGAATGCCGTAAAGCGCGCCCGGGAACTCAAGCAGCTTGCAGCGGATCGGGCCAAATATACCGATTCCGAATACCAGATGATTAAAGCTGGTATTGAGAAGCGCTATGCTGACGCCAAAACCCCTAAAATCCCGGCGGCTAAGGTTGATACTGGCACGCGGAGCCTCGACAGCACCAACGCTGAGACCCTTTCATTACAGGCTCAACTGAAGACACTTCAAGATCATCGCGACCTGAACGATGTGATCAGCCAGCAGCGCAAGCAGCAATGGGAGCTCATCTCAAAGTTCAGCATTTTGGAGGACGCATCCAAGACACGGGCGTTATCTAAGGATGAGCAATCCCTTCTGTCTACTAAAGGCCGCGTGCTGGCTCAGGCGGAAATTAACGCCGGACTAGGTGATCAGATCGCCATCCAAGAACGGCTAAACCGCTTGCAGGATAGCTCTCAGAAATACGTCACCCAAATGACGGAGAAAACAGCAGCACTCAGAGACAGTGCCGGACTGAGTTCTCGTCAGGCGCAGCAACTGCGAGAAGAGGCTCAACTTCGTCAGGGCTGGCTGAATGGCGGAGGTGATCTCAAGGATGGCAGGTATCAGAAGGAGCTGGCGGC